CTACTATAACTCTAGTTGGTACTATTTTATCACATCATTTATTAAAAAGGAAAGGCCACCCGAAGGTGGCCAATCCAGCGATCAGGTTAGATCAGGTTGCTGGGACTGTTAGAGTCAAGTCAACCGTGAACTGCCAAGTCTGCGCTGAGGTCTTTGTTCCCAAAGACTCAACCTTACGGCTAAGCATTGTACCTGCTGACGAAGCGTTGAAAATACCCCATTCGTTCCAAGCAATATTAGCATCGCCGGTCGCAAATGTGGCCACCCAGCGCATTGTGTTAGATGCTGGCTGTGTCGGAGCACCGTCAACCAACTTTCGTGTCGGAGTCGTAAGTAGGTCGGTTTGAGACGCTGCGAAGGCAGTCGAACTTGCACCAACTCCAATATACGTACCTGCGCCGAAAGCGGTACCTGCTGTACCATTCAGAGAATCGCAAATGAAATCTCTACCTGCGTTAGTTACTGGCATTAATAGTTCCTCCTTCCACGCCGTTGATAGTGTGCTCAACGATTTCATCGTTAACAATAACGATTTTCTCGATTGGCTCTCCTGCGAGACCGGCTTCAATCTCCTCAGCAGTAAAATCTCCATCATACTTTGTAAGCACCTGGCGAATTTCCTCTGCACCTGTAAGTGCTACATCTGGAATACTCATGAGTAATACTCCTGTACTTCCTTGGGGGTTGCAATGGTGAATCCCCTAGGATCGTAGTCAAAAATCTCCTGCGCCTCGTCCTGAGACATAGCGATGTATGGGTGCTCCCTGGTGAACCTGTGACCCTTAATTTCATATGTAGGGTTTGCACGGTTCATTTTGACCAAAATCTCTGGCCCGGTGGCTACCTTCTTCTTGGGTGCCTCCTCGGGTGCCTCTGTCTCTACCTTTTCGGCATCGACAAACTTCTGGTACTGATCTACAGTCACGCCTTCCTCGGCCAGTGCTGCAATAAGCAACTTCTTGGTCTTGGCTTGACTATAATCGACTCCAAAAGCGTCTGCTACCTCACGGAGTTCGGCAACCTTCATTGTTTCAAACGACATTAAAACCTCCTCTGTTCTCTATCAAAGTATATCACTGCGGCCATTATTCCGCAATAAACCTAAGGAGGGGCTGGTTTCCCAGCCCCTCCATCAGTTTTGGTCAGTCATTACGACGCAATTGCTACGTCCTTCACAACTACCCATGCATCAAGGTTCTCAATCTGAACTCCAATACGTGTGTACATGGTGTACTCCGTCGTGTCCTTCTTCTCTTGGAACTTGCTGTAAACAACAATGTCCCTCTTGATTCCGACAATACGGTTGTCTGGGAATGTAAGTTCTACATATCCGTGGTCACCACTTGCACCTGAATAAGAGCCTGTCAAGTCCTCCTTCTGCAACGCAACTTCAACAATCGGGATACCGAAGGCGTAAGGGTATACGCCACCAGATGCTCCCTGTGGTCCTGCAACATTTCCGGTAAGAATACCAGTTGCTACAGAGTCACCGACTGCTCCATTTGCTGTGGACATACTGAATAGATAGTCCTGAATGGTGTTGCTTCCGGTGTAGAACTTCAACGCTGCACGGCGCTGCTTGTACTTACGCGGAAGGGCCTTTAGAGCCTGGTTGAATGTGCTACGGTCAATTACGTGACTAGCAGCAGCATTTTCAACTACGTGAGCACCTGCAAGGGCGCGAACGTGCCATCCATCAAACGACTTGTATAGCGGGTCTCCTGTTAGGGCCGTGTCACCATTGATGCACAAGTCCTCAATGTCGTTACCAGCCTGTGCTGCCATAAGACCAGCGATGTGGTCCTCAAGCGATGCACCCTCGATGTTGTCCTCAAGGGACTCTGTTGAGAGTTCCCAGTCTAGGCGCAACTTCTTGGTGGTAAGCGAAATCTTGGTGAATGTTGCATCAGCGTTAACACCGTCATCAACGGCTTCTGTGGCAAGACGGACCAACTTCTCTCCGACACCAACCTTGTCGATATCAACTGTATCCGAACGCATACGAATTGTACGGGCAGTCTTAACCAGCGAGGTCGCATCCCACATATAGTCGATGAATCGGCTTGACTGTTCTGCATTTAGTAGACCACCACCACCGTTGGATACAACGGAGGTAGATACTACCTTCTCAAGCAAATCGTTACTCATATTTATATTTCACCTCTCTTTCCTTTAGTTTGTAATGGTGCTTGCGCTGGCGAAGTGCCCGCCCCATGAAAATCCTTTCTTAACCGGCTCCGATTCTACATCGTCACCGGACTTCTTAACTGCGGTCGCACGCTCAAGTCCTTCGACCTTCTCTGCAACCGTCTCTACTGTCGGAGCGAACTTCGCAACAACCTCTGCGAGTTCTGAGACAGCCTTCGCAACAGCCTCAATGGAGGTGGCCTGCTCAGTAGCACTCTTGGCTACGGTCTCCGAAACAAAGTTCTTGATTTCTTCTAGTGCCTTGGTTACGTCAACCTCGGGTGCTGCCTCGACAATTTCCTCTGCCTTTTCGACAACTTCCTCTGCCTCAGCAACAACTTCCTCGGCCTTCTCGACAACCTCCTCAGGGGTCTCTACGACCTCCTCAGCCTTCTCTACGGTCTCGACAGGGGCTTCTTCTACAACCTCGTCAACCTCGACGGCCTTTTCTACGGTTTCTACATCAGACATATTTACACCTCCTTCGCTTTTTGCGGTATCAATAGTATTATCTCCGACATTTTCTTCGTTTGCAAATTCGGAGTTCTGTTGTACCTTTTCTTTACCAGAATCTTTTAGATCCTGAGTAGTAATAACCTTGGTGGTAGTCCACTCATCGACAAACTTTTTAAGTTCCGCAGGAGCGGAGGCGGCGTCTGTCACCTCGATCCATCCAATATTTTCCATATCTGTAGAACATTGAACGCATGTAGATTTTTCCGATGTAGTCGCCCTAGCGGTTCCATCGGCCTCGCACCAGAAAACGTTCTGAGTTTCAACCTCTGTAGCCATTCCCTTCATTACTAGTTCTCCATCGACCTTAGAGATCGAGAGCACATTGGCAAATTGGTTGGCGGGATTGTCTACGAGTGATAGTTCAAAGAGTGATAGTTTGGTGATAAATCGAATGTTCTTGGATAGTTCTGCAACATACTCCTGGTGCTGCTCGATAATGTTACCACCGATGGAGAAACCAGAAAGGGTGCCATCAAGTACCTTTTCCCAGGTATCTTGGGCACCCTTGGATACGTAAACTGTTACGAAAATTCCCTGGTAGGTATTTCCGCTGCTTACGTCGTAGTAAGGCTCCTGCGAGAATGAAACCATTCTTCCAGCAGCAATTGGCTGATGCATTTCACGAATATTCCCACGGAATGACGCAAAAGCCTCTGCTGATGCATCGGCTGTTACTACGTCATCTGTCTTATCGACATTGTTTAGGGATGCGAAACCTGACACTGTTCGATGTTCCTGATCAACCTTTGCGAAAGGCATGATAAGGCGAACATTGTCAGCATCATTGATCCAGTGAGCCTTTTTTGTCTCCATAGTAATTAAATGTTACCAATATTCTGATTATTACGCAACTTCTGTCGGTGACACCAGTAACTCAGTTCCATGTATTCGTACATGATAAGAAGCAGAAATGCGATTGATGTGATTAAGGGGGTGGATTTAGGTAAAACAATTGCGTACCCGGCCACAATGAATCCCCAAAGCATTGCATTTGGAAGGGTAAGAATTCTAAGCCCTCCCCAGCGTCTCCTCCATGCCAGATACATCTGAGCGATTCCGACACTAACCAGTGCCGCTGCTACATGGCTTTCTTCTATTGGATCAAACGGCGCTCTGCCTGATGCGAAGTGTAGGGTTGGCCCAAAGGCATCGAAGGGCAGAAATAGCCATAGCCCTAGCGCTATTTCATATGCACCGATAAACATATTATCGATACGGCTAGGGACTTCACCAAAAAATCCAATAAATAACTCTCTGACGCGGTTCACATATAACGTAGTCTATTAATGACCATCCTCCTTAGGCTTGGGCTCTGCCGTCGCCCTTTGGTTGCCTGGAACCTCCGCCAGTATCAGCGGTGTTGCCCTGGCGCTGCTGATCCCTATTCCTATTACCACTCGTTTGAGTGTTAGCCTCTGCTGCGGCAGCAGCAGTAAGTGCAACTACTGTGTCCCCTCCGTCAATACTTCCTAGTCCAATTTCTGCTCTTACCTCGTTAGGAACAAGCGCCTGCACACGAATCAACCTCTCCCAAATCTTACTCTGGGTATCTGCATCGGTTAGTGAAATCTCGTTAAACTTGATAACGAGCGCATCAGTAACCTCTTTTATTATACGGTTGATTTTCTTAGCAAGCAAATTCTGCATAGGCTTGACAACTTGCTCAGAGAATGTCTTATCTGCATCCCTAGCAATAGCAAGGGATACACCCTCTGCCACCGAGACTTTTGTAATCGGAACGCCGTTAACTGCCAGCACCTCATCACGGGTTGATTTCCTGTAGTTGTTGAATGACGAGTCCTGAATTCCATTCTCTACCTCGTGCATCTTAAACTCTGATTTACTGTCAGCGGTGTCCTCTGGGATCGGGATATATACTGAGCGGTGGTTTCCTGCCATACCCTTCATTCCTTCTAGGAATTCAAGAAGTTTACGCTCTGCTGTCTCGCTTAGGTGCCCGCCCTTAATCGTAATAATGTATCTGGGAACGGCTTTGTTCTCAAAG